GCTCACCGAAGAATATAGTGTTGCATATAAAGATACACAATTAGGTTTAGCTGGAACCGGGCTGGAGGCATTAGAAAATGGTGGTATGAAAAGCCTTAATGATATTAAAGCTCAAGTTATGGAAACACTCACAAGCGGCGGAGCTGCGACTAAAGCAGGTAAAGGTACAGCAGCTGTTTTAGGCTTATCGGCACTTCAAAAAACTGGGGGTGTCAAACAAGCAGCCAAGCTCGCGGGTATGTTAGGTGTTGGCGGAGCCGGTGTTGAAGGAGCCCTCAACTTAAAATTTGGTGCAACACAAAATCCTGTTGAAAGAGCGTTGCTTGATGGTGTACCATTAAGAAACCATAATTTTAGTTTTAAGATGATACCTCGTAATGCGAGAGAGGTTACAGCAATTAATAAAATTATTCATGAGATTAGACTAAGGATGATGCCTAAACCAGGTCAAGGCATAGATGAATTCTTTTATGATTTTCCAGATATAGTTGAATACGGGTTTAAAGGTACATTTGCAAGTCAACCGCATAAACCTGGTGTAATAACATCATTAAAAGTAGATTATGCCCCTGACGGTGCTTCTTTCTTTATGAAATCAGGTGAAGCTGTAGCATATGTTTTATCTTTATCAATTAAAGAATTCGAACCAATCAATAGAGATGACTTCTCGAAGAGTGTCACTTCTAAGGCCTCGACGGAAAGCGCAGGTTAATAAATGAAATATTTTAAACAATTTCCTGATATTACATATGATAACCATCAAGTTAAAAATATTTTAGCTAGAGTACAGTTATCTAATATATTAAAGTCTAATAGATATACTTATTTTGATTATGAGCTTCAAGAAGGTGATCAACCCTGGATTATTGCTGATCAATATTATGATAGCCCCGATAGGGTATGGCTGGTTTATATGTCTAACGATATTGTTGACCCACACTACGAGTGGCTTATGGATACCTTCACTTTTGAAAATTATATAATTAAGAAGTACGGATCAATAGCAACGGCTAAAGCAGATTTAATTGGGTACAATGAAGTCGTTAATAACGTTAAAACTGGAATAGTATTTAGTAAAGAAAGTTATATATATTCAACTGATGTTAATAAAGTAAATTGGACGCCCATTTATTCTTATGACAAAGAAGATGAAGCAAATGAAGCTCGTCGCTCTATTAAACTGTTAAGCAATGAATATGCAGATATTGCTGAAAGTAATTTAAAGGCGCTTTTAATCAGTGGCTGAGAATAAAATACGTTTACCGGGACAGAATGCATTAACTGCACTTCTTTTACTTAATGAAGATGAAGATGTAGTGCTCGATCTACTTCCTATGTGTGATATGTTCACTCTTATAGAAAGTATTGATAGTAACTCCATTTCTGCAGTTTGTAAAATTTCTGATCTATCTGATATAATAAACAGATTTCCGCTCACAGGCGATGAAATTGTAGTCGCGAGTTGGAAGACTGAAACCAACACGTCAAAGGAAACAATTAATCGCGAATGTGTTCTTAGAATTGTAGACATTAATAATATTGGACATAGTGTCGAAAGTGCTGGTATCGGTATAGAGATATCTCTGATATCAGAGTATGCATATAAGCAGGCCTTCCATAATGTTGATGAAGCCTTTAGTACTAATATAAAAGACGCAGTAGAAAAAGTACATGCAAAAGCTCTATCAAATAGATTAGAAAATGCATTTGAGGCAGAAGACTTTAAAATATATCGTCCAGAATTTAATGCTGTTATTGCTGATGACACTGTAGGAGTTTTTGATTTTATTATACCTAGTGAAACGCCTTTTAAAGCAATGGAGTATCTAGTTGGATGGGCAAGTAACCCTTCTGCAACTAAATCAGACATATGGTTTTATTATCAAACATTAGATGGATTTAAATTTACTAACTTTGAGGCTCTTTTTGCAGCGCCATTTAATGCGGAAACTCATACATATCATCTAAGAGGTTCATTTAATCCTACTGATATTAATGCTCTGTACACTATTAGTAGTATGAGACAGCTTAGTAGAAGTAATCTATTTAATCTCAGTAGCACTGGCCGTTTACGTAGTCAAGTTAAAGAGTTAAGTTATACTCATAAACGTGTAGAGACGACTGAATATAATTTCTTAGATGAAGATTATAATATGGAGGGTAAAGAGCTTATTATGTCAGAAAAATTTAAAAAGACATTAGCATTAGTACCTACTGAGACACATTGGGTTTATAGAGATAGTACTACTACTGATTTTACTGTTAATGATTTTTTACCACATAAATGGTCAATGCAAAGAATTGTTAGAAATAATACAGTACAAATTAAAGTACCTGGTAACGCTGATCTAGCTGCAGGTCATATATTAGATATAAATATTAAAAGACCATTTTCAATTGGTAAGAATAACGAAAAGCCTTTAGATAAAACATTATCTGGCAAATATATTATTAAAGACTTAATTCATATGTTCACACCTTCAACGTATACACAAGAAGTAACGTTAATTAGGCCTGGAGCTGTTGATGCGAGTAAAGTGGAGGAATAATGCCTGAGTCAAATTTACAAGTAGATAGGTTTCAATGGCACTTTGGTGTTGTTGAAAATAGGGACGATCCATTACAGATGGGACGTTTGCAAGTGAGATGGTTTAATGTTCACTCGGATGATTTATCCAAACAGCCTACATCATCTCTACCTTGGGCTACACCTATCTTTCCAATTCATAATGCATCTACTTCCGGTGTAGGTGGACCTTGGACAGGTGCTGTAGAAGGCTCATTCGTGATGGGATTCTTTATTGATTCAGGTTATCAAAAACCTTTTATAATGGGATCAATTGCAGGTATACCTACTGAGCCGCCTAATATTGGTTTAGGTTTTAATGACCCATTTGGTACATATCCTAAAACTACAGATATTAATAATGGTCTAAATGAGTCAGATCTCTCACGATTATCTCGTGACCCAGAAGGGCATGAGAGTCTTATTAATAGACGAGTGACTAGAGAGACAGGGACTGATAATCAAGGCATACCCACTGCAACAGCCCCTAGCGTAAAATCTGTATTAGATAATAAACCAGATACGGTTTATGAAGAGGATGATGAAGGTAATAAAACACGAGAATATTGGCATGAACCTCATCCCACTTTAACTGCAGAAGAGTTTGATCCTGCAGAAGATCCGGTTGATGATGATGCCCAGCCAAAGGCATATACACAATACCCTTATAATCACGTATGGGAGACAGAGTCAGGTCACGTTTTTGAGGTTGACGATACTCCTAATCACGAGAGAATACATAACCATCATAGATCAGGTACGTTTGAAGAAATTAAAGTCGACGGATCAAAGACAGTAGTAGTTGTCGGTGACGGCTACGAGATTAATGTAAAAGATAAAAATGTATTAATTAGCGGTACTATGAATTTAACTGTTTACGGTGACTGTAAAACTCTAATCAAAGGTAATAAATATGAAGAGATTGATGGCGACAGTTTTGTAACAATTCGTGGGGATAGGGTTACTAAAATTGGTGGTAACGAAATTATTGAAATTCTATCTGACCGTAACACGCAACTAAATGGTAATAATAACATCAGAATAACTGGTAATGATATTACTTCGATTGAGGGTAGTGAAACTATTTCTGTTGGATCAACCCATACTGAAACAATTACGGATGAAACTAATATTACTTATGGTGCTGACTTAAAAGAGACAACATTTGGATCCTATATGGGACTTAGAGGCGGATCTATTGACTTTGCAACACCAAAAGATATTAGTTTAGCCGCTGGTGGTAATGTCACAATACGCGCAGTTAATAATATGATTCTAACAGTAGGTAATGATCAGACTGTTACTGTTAATAATAATATTGCTATTACTGCTAATAATAATATGACTGAAAATATTACTGGTACGCAAACAACTAATGCTGAGTCTACTACTATTAATAATGATGTTGCTGTTACTGGTACTGTTGATGCGAGTACTGATGTTCTTGGCGGTGAAGCCGGTATTAGTCTTGTTACTCATACTCATACAGGATCAGCCACCGCACCTTCTGGAGCGCAATCAGATACAGGAGTACCTAAGTAATGGCATGCGGACCGGGAAAAGGACTTGATAAGCTTAAAGGTAAGCTCGATGGAGTTAAAGGTAGCCTTGGTGAATTACAAGGCGATGTAGCAGGCGGAATTGAAAGTCTAGGCGATAAATTAAATTCAGCTGCTGCAGATATTCAAGGCTCTATAAAAGAGATGATGCCTAAGATTGAATTACCAGAACTACCTGATTTACCAGATCTCAAATTACCTAAACTTGAACTTCCTGAACTACCAGTTATAGATAAGTTGCAAGATAAAATTGGTGGTGTTATTAATATTGCAAATGATCCTTTAGCTTTGTTAAAAGCTGGTGGTCCAAAAGGACTACAGAAAGAACTAGATGATATTAAAGCCAAGTTTGGGGATAAGATACCTGACTTTGATAAGTTACAAGCGGATGCTTTATCTGGTAAAATTAGTCTAGACGATTTATGCAAAAAGGTACCTAATTTAGAAATTGATCAAGCTGAGCCTGATAAAGTAGTTAAAAAAGGAACCCCAGCCACAGCTCCTGAAACTGATGCAGAGAAGGTACCTGAGCCTGAGCCTATCCCAGTATCTCCGAAGTTTGTTGAAACTGCACCTACGGCAGCATCTGTTGATGTAACTGCTGACGGTAAAAATAGAGAAGCAATAAAAGAAGAGCAAAAGGTTGATAAAGAGATACAAGAGACACGTTCAGAAACACTGCCATTAACTGAGAGTGAGCAGCAAGAGAGAAATAAACGTTGTTTAGCATTTTCGTATAAGCTAGCCACTAAAGCGCTGGCTGGTGGTGGCCTCGATTCTGTATCGTATAAAGCTACTAGAGAATACTTCAAAACTAAGAAGCTTAACCAGCAAGTTTTTGACTTATCTTGGCCTGAGTTATGGGTACAGGTATTCGCGGTGGCCGGTGATGATCCCTATAAATACCGTAAATCAAAAATAACAACAGATGAGTTAAGAGAAAGACAAAAAGCTCTGTTAAAGAAGAAAAATAAATTAACTTGGGATTTTCAGACTGATGCACAGATTTGGGACAAATACTATAATAAAGCTAAGGAATTAATGCCTGATTATTACGGTAAAGCTGATGATTTTGAAACAGCCGCTAATGAGGCTATTGCACGCGTAAAGAGCAAATTCAGATCAGCTTAGTATAAAGGTACTTATAAATAAAGACATGACTCAAAGAAAAATAGAAATAGTATATTCTGATCTAAGAAACGACTTGGCTCCTAATCCAGCGACAGGTGATATAATGCTTCGTTCAAATGAAGAAGCAATTGAATACTCAATAGTTAATCTTCTTACTACGGATAGATATGAGAGATTATTTCAGCCTGAAATTAACTCAGGAATTCTCGGGCTTTTGTTTGAAAATTATTCACCAGTTACATCTGAACTTTTAAGAGATCAGATCATTGATACTATAAATAACTACGAACCTCGTTGCGTACTAGTTGATGTTATTATTATACCAAGAAGCGATGATAATACATACGAGGTCGAAATTACTTTTAAACCAATCAATAGCGAAGAAGCGCGCACTTTTAGCTTTGTTTTAGATAGGACACGGTAATGGCTGCAAATTCTGCTACTTCAGTTGTAGATCTGGACTTTGATACAATTAAATCCAATCTAATTAACTTTCTCAAAGGACAGTCTAGTATTCAAGACTATAACTTTGAAGGATCGAATATTAATACGCTGTTGGATGTATTAAGCTACAACACGTACTTAAATAACTTTTACACTAATATGGTTGCTAATGAGATGTTTCTCGATACAGCGCTTATTAGAGAGAGTGTAATCTCGCATGCAAAAGAATTAAATTATCTA